TAAAGGTCAGGTAGGCCTTAAAAAGTTACCTGAAGAAGTACGTAACAACATGGGTTACATGGCAGCCGGTGGCGCAGTAGCCGCAGGCATGAAAGCAGCTAAAGAAGTTGGTAAAGCCGGTAAAAAGTTATTTGATAAACAAAAACGTAAGGGCAGGCCGCCTAAAAGTAAAATGGCAAAAGCTAAAAGCCGAGTTAATTTGGGCGCAGCAGACCCTGCTGCAGCAGTTGGTTATGTAGCTGCAGGCGCGGCAATTGATGATTTTGCTGAAATGGCAGCCGGTGGTGCAGTAAAAAATATGCAAGACCCTCAAAAATTTGAAACCCGTAATTCTATGGGAATGACAGCGGAACAGAGAAGACAGCAAAAAGAAATGATGGATTCTTTTGACAAATACTTTCGTAGAGACAAAAAGAAGAAAAAATAAATGGCTACTTCATCATCAGTAAACTTTGAACTAGACGTAGCAAGCTACGTAGAAGAAGCTTTTGAACGTTGCGGTTTAGAAGTACGCACGGGTTACGATTTAAAAACAGCAAGACGTTCTTTGAACCTGCTTTTAGCAGATTGGGCGAATCGTGGTTTAAATCAATGGACTATAGACCAAACTTCAATTACTTTAGCTTCGGATATAGGTAATTATCCAGGCGGTAATTTAACCATGACAGTTGGCGCAAGCGGTAGTTTTACTGTAGGTGAAACTATAACCGGCGGTACTAGCGCAGCAACTGCTTCGATAACAAGTTTACCTTCGTCTACTTCTATGGCTATTACAATTCCTTCTGGAACTTTTAGCAATGGCGAAACTTTAACAGGCGGCACAAGTGCCGCTACAACTACGTTATCTGCTGCAGTTGATTTAACTCCGGTGCAAAAAACAATTGATGTTTTATCCGTGGTAATTACTCGAGACGGAACAGACTATGCTTTAACTCGTTTAAGCCGAAGTGAATATTTAAACATACCTACTAAATCGCAAACTGGAAGACCTTCTCAGTTTTTTTTAGATCGCCAAATAAGTCCAACTTTAAAACTTTGGCCTGTTCCAGAAAACAATACAGATATTGTTAAATTTGACCGTTTAGTTCGTATGGACGACGCAGACGATTACACCAACACTTTACAGATACCTTTTCGTTTTTATCCTTGTTTAGCCGCAGGTTTGGCTTATTACTTAGCTATAAAACGTGCGCCGCAAAGAATTGAAATACTAAAAGCTATTTACGAAGAAGAATTTAATAGAGCTAGGGAAGAAGACAGAGATCGGGCTTCTTTGCAGATAACACCTAGTTTTAGTTACTATGGCGGTTAGTTATGGCTAAATATGCAACTGGAAAAAATGCTTACGGAATATCAGATAGATCTGGATTTCGTTATCCATTAAATAAAATGAGAAAAGAATGGACCGGTATGCTAGTGGGTTTTGACGAGTTTGAAACAAAACACCCACAAATAGAGCCACGACGAAAAACTTTTGATCCCCAAGCTTTAAAAAACCCAAGACCAGACAGAGTAGAACCCGTTGTTACTTATGTCGGAACACCTTTGCTGTCTGAAAAAACATTTACTCCAATAAGAGCTTTTGCTGTTGTTGGTCAAGTTACGGTGAGTACATAATGAGTTTTACATTAGCCACATTAAAAACAGCAATACAAAATTATACCGAGAATGATGAAACTACGTTTACCTCTACACTAAACACGTTTATAACAAATACCGAAGAACGTATTTTAAAAAACACACATTTAGATATTTTTAGAAAAAATGTTACTGGAACAATGACTGCTTCTAATGAGTATTTAAGTAGTCCTAGCGATTTTTTGTCCCCTTTTTCTCTTTCTATTACATCCAGTAGCGTAAAAACTTTTTTAGATTTTAAAGACGTAAACTTTATACAAACGTTTAATCCAAACAGTAGCACCACAGGAACTCCGCGTTACTATGCTCAGTTTGACGTTAACACGTTTGTTATTGGTCCAACGCCAGATAGTAATTATTCTTCAGAGTTACATTATTACTACAGGCCAGCTAGTTTAACCGCTGGTTCAGATAGTGGTACTACGTGGTTAAGCGAAAATGCTACACAAGCTATGCTTTATGGGTCTCTTGTAGAAGCATATACTTTTATGAAAGGTGAAGCAGATGTTTTACAAGAGTATGAAAAGCGTTTTGCAGAAGCAATGATTTCTATTAAAATGCTTGGAGAGTCCCGAGAAAGCACAGATGAATACAGGACCGGGCAAGTCATACGGGATAAACAATAAGGAGTTATCGTGGCAGAATTAACCGTAGCACAAAAAAGAAAATTAGTAAGAGAATTAAAAAAAGCTTCTAAAATGCACTCTAGGCAAGCATTACAAATAGAAAAATCTTTAAAAAAGAAAAAATAAATTTATGTTTAACGTAGAAGTAAAAGCAGATATAAGTAGTGTAAACGTACACACTACTAAAAATAGGGGGTTTTCCCCAGAAGAAATTGCGGCAAGAGCCGTGGAAAAAATAGTTTCTGTCGCAGAGGGAGCTAATCCTGAAGTAAAAGCGCAAGCAGAAGCTTTCAAAAGTAGGGTGTATCATGTTATCGTATTAGCTTGTAAAGATGCAATAAATAGCGATAGGACTACAATGCACAATCTTTTAACTAAACAAGGTCATAAAGATATGGCTGATATTTTAAGGAGACTATAATGGCTATATCGCAAGCTATGTGTACTTCGTTCAAGAAAGAACTTCTTGAGGGGGTCCATAATTTCAAAAACTCAGGGGGTAGCACTTTTAATTTAGCGTTATACACAAGTTCGGCTTCATTAGGGGCTGCAACAACTGCATATACAACGTCTAATGAAGTTAGTGGTACCAACTATACGGCTAAAGGTGGTTCACTAACTAGAGTAGATCCATCTACTTCAGGGACAACCGCACTGACTGATTTTTCAGATTTAACTTTTAGTTCTGCAACAATTACTGCTAATGGTGCAATGATATTTAATGATTCAGCTTCTGGAGACCCAGCAGTTTGTATTTTAGCATTTGGAGGGGATAAAACTTCCACAAACGGAGATTTTACAATACAGTTTCCAACAGCCGATGCTTCAAACGCAATTATTAGAATAGCTTAATGGCTAATGTAGCAGGTTGGGGTAGAGGCACTTGGAACGCTGGAAGTTGGGGATCTCACACACCTGTAGAAGTTACTGGTAATGTTGGTACTACTGCACTAGGTTCAGAAACAGTAGTTGCAAAATCATTAGTTGTAGTTTCAGGAAATGTAGGAACGACAGCACTAGGAAATTCTGTTGTAATAGGTAAGGCAGTACAGGGATTATCTGCTGTCACATCGACATCAGGTCTCGGAGATGAAAGTGTTATATGTGCTGCAAATATAGCTGTAACAGGAAATGTAGGAACAACAGCATTAGGCGCTGAAACTGTAATAGCAAAAGCGTTAACAGAAGTTACTGGTAATGCTGGAACAACGCAACAAGGCGAAGTTGTAGTACAGGCTGTAGCCGTAGTTGGTGTAACTGCTGTAGCATCAACAAGTGGACTTGGTGATGAAAGTTTAATAACAAACAATAATTTAGCGGTTACAGGTTTTGCAGGCACTACTACTATTGGAAATGTAACCAGTATAAGTAAGGCTTTAATAGAACCAACAGGAGTAGAAGGGGACGGACAAACAACAATAGTTAATGTTTGGGGTTTAATAGATGATTCACAAACACCAACTTGGAGTCAAATAGATGATTCACAAACAGATAATTGGGGTTCTATAGATGATTCACAAACACCAACTTGGAAAGAAGTAGCATAGAGGAAATATTATGGCAAGCACATACGTAAACGATTTAAGATTAGAGGAGATTGGTACGGGTGAACAATCCGGGACCTGGGGCGATACCACTAATACAAATTTAGAACTTATTGCAGAAGGATTAAGTTTTGGCACAGAAGCAATAACAACAAATGCAGACACGCACACTTCAACTGTAGCTGATGGTGCAACAGACCCTGCTAGGTCAATCTATATCAAATATACAGGAACACTCGATTCAGCGTGTACTATTACGATTGCACCAAACACACTTAGTCGTTTGCACTTTATTGAGAATGGCACAAGTGGTTCGCAAAACATTATAATTTCACAAGGTAGTGGGGCCAACGTAACTATACCTGCTGGTGATACTAAAGCAGTATACCTAGATGGTGCTGGTTCAGGAGCTGCGGTTGTTGATGCTTTTGCCAGTTTAAATGTAGTAGATTTAAAAGTAGAAGATGATTTAACAGTTACAGATGATCTTATAGTTAATGGAGACATAGACTTAGAAGGTTCTATTGATGTAAATGGTACAGCTAACTTAGATGCCGTAGACGTTGACGGAGCTGTTAACTTTGCCGCAGACGTAACGTATGCAGATGGTGCAGATATAATTACAGCCTCTGCTGGAACATCAAACTTTAGAGCTGGCGTAAACGCTGGTAACTCAATCGCATCAGGCGGTAATTATAATGTCTGCGTAGGTGATGAAGCAGGTACTGCGATTACTACGGGTGATAATAATGTTGCTATTGGATACCAGGCTTTAGATGCCGCTACCACCGCAGATTTAAATACTGCTATTGGAGCAACTTCACTATCTACTAACATACTAAGTGACCGTAACGTAGCGGTAGGCTATGGATCTTTAGCTACCCATAATCTTGCAAGTAATGCCGATGCATATAACACAGCCGTTGGTTACTATGCAGGTCAAGCAGTAACCACAGGTCTATACAACACTTTAATTGGTGGCTTGGTAGGTGATTCAATAACTACTGGAGATCACAATGTCGGTTTAGGTACGAGTGCTTTAAATACAAATACTCAGGGAAATAAGAATGTTGCCATAGGAAGTAGCGCATTAGGAGACTTCAATGTCGGTAGTGATACAGATACTTATAACACAGCCGTTGGACACGCTGCAGGTACAGCAACAAGCACAGGTGTGCAGAATACATTTATAGGTGGTCTTTCTGGTGATGCTAATACCACAGCTTCTAACAACACAGCCGTTGGCTATGCTTCTTTATCAGCAAACACCACAGGTGCTACAAACGCAGCAGTTGGAGATAGTTCATTAATTAGCAATACAACTGGTAGTGATAATGCAGCATTTGGTGCTGGTGCTTTAGCAAATAACACTACAGCATCTAACAACACAGCTGTGGGTAGGTTAGCTTTATTATCAAATACTACAGCAAATAACAATACTTCCGTGGGTACATCTTCTTTACAATCAAACACAACAGGTTCTGAGAATCAAGCATTTGGAACTTTTGCTTTAACATCCAACACCACAGGATATTCTAACACATCAGTAGGTTACAACGCTTTGGGAGCTAATACCGAAGGTCTCCAAAACACAGCCTTGGGTTTTAGAGCTGCACAAGCAGTTACAACAGGAGATGGACATACAGTTATGGGTCAAGGTGCTTTAAAATCTGCAACAACAATAGATTATGGGTTTGCAATAGGTTATGAAGCTGGTGCAAATAATACAAGTGGCGCACAAAATACTTTTGTTGGAAACTTTGCTGGAGATTCTTTAACTACTGGTGGTGATAGCACTATGACAGGTTTCCAAGCTGGTGCTGCTGTTACAACTGGTACTCAAAACACTTTTCTAGGACATAGATGTGGAGATGCGATAACAACTGGAGACACTAATACATTTGTTGGTGCTGCACTCGATGGATCATCGGTAAGCACTAATAATGCTAATGGTTTCGGAGTAAGTCTTACGTGCGCAGACAACTACACAACTATAGGTCAAGGTGCTTCTGATATTAGAGCAGCACATGGAAGTACAACTTGGGAAACTATATCAGACGAAAGAGTTAAGAAAGATATTGAAGATGCTACTGTAGGTTTAGCCTTTATTAACGATCTTCGACCAGTAACTTTCAATTATAAAAACAAAGGTGATCTACCTGAGAACTTTAAAGGTTATGAAGAAGGTTCTACAGAAGTTTATAAAAATCCTAAAACTCAGCACGGCTTTATAGCTCAAGAAGTTAAAGAAGCTATTGATAAACACAGCGATATTAAAGATGGTTTTAGTATGTGGGATGATAATGATCCTACTGGACAACAAAGAGTGGGTGAAGCAGCAGTTATACCTGTATTAGTAAAAGCAGTACAAGAACTTTCAGCACAAGTTAAAGAATTAAAAAACAATAAATGTAAATGTAACGAGGACAAATAAAATGGCACAAACAGTAAGCGAATGTTTAACAGCAGCTACAGATAGCGTAACAGTAATTAACGATATTAACTCTAACGGACTTTCATCAACACATCTTGGTTTAGGAGCTACACAAGCCGATGCAAATGCTAGAGTTAAAGCAAACGTAGATCATCTAACAATTATTCTTGCGTATGACGGAACTAATGACACACCTAATATTAAAGACGCAAGTGATAATAAATCATCTTACACTACAGCAATTACTACTGGTAATTCTTATATATCTAGTAATAGCTAGAAGGCAACTTGATGAGTAAATCTCCAGACGCTTTTGTATACAGAGCAACGCTTGATCGCGTTGTAGATGGCGATACATTTGATTGTATACTAGATCTAGGTTTCGATGTAAAACTGCATAAACAGCGCGTTAGACTGCATGGGATCGACACACCTGAATCTAGGACTAGAGATTTAGCTGAAAAAAAACTAGGGTTAGCTGCAAAAGAACGATTAAAAGAGCTTTGTGTTGGTTCTTTTAAAGTTAAGTCCCACGGGAAAGGAAAATACGGACGAATTTTGGGTACTCCTTACACAGAAGATGGCAAAGATATTTGTAAAATTTTAATAGAAGAAGGCCATGCTGTTGAGTATTACGGGGGTACGAAGACAAAAATATGGGGAGACTATTAAAAGGAAATATTATGGACAGTATAATGAACTTAGTAACTTGGGCAACAATGATAGTAACAATTGCGTCTTTAGTGGCCGCGTCAACACCAACACCTAAAGACGACGAATGGATAGGTAAATTTTATAAATTTATTGATTTATTGGCTTTAAACATAGGAAAAGCAAAGGATAAGTAATGGTTTCTGCAAAAGAGTCTTTATCTAAACTTGAAGCACACGAAAGAGAATGTGCAATCAGATACGAATACATTGAAAAACGTCTCGACGAAGGATCTGCAAAGTTTAAACGATTAGAAACCTTAATATGGGGTGTTTACCCATTTATAGTAGGCACCGTTGTTTTAGCTAAATATTTTTAAAAGGTGAATAAATGCCTTTACAAAAACTACAATTTAAACCTGGAATTAACAGAGAAACTACTTCTTATACAAATGAAGGCGGTTGGTTTGATTGTGAAAAAATAAGGTTTAGGTCCGGAGTACCGGAAAAAATTGGTGGCTGGGTTAAAAACAGTAGTAAAGTTTTTTTAGGTACGTGCCGTGCTTTACATGGTTGGGTTTCTTTAGACGGGTCCGTGCGTACAGGTGTTGGCACGCATTTAAAATATTACATTAATGAAGGTGTTGATTACAACGACATTACGCCTATTCGAGCTACTACCACCAACGGTATTGTATTTGCAGCTACTAACGGTTCTTCTACTATTACTGCAACAGACGATGCTCACGGTGCAGTAGCTGGTGATTTTGTAACCCTTAGTGGTGCCGCTACGTTAGGTGGATTAATAACAGCGGCTGTTTTAAACCAAGAATATCAAATAGTTTCTGTACCTACCGCAGACACGTTTACCTTTGTTGCTAAAGACACATCAGGAAATACGGTTACTGCAAACGCAAGTGACTCGGGTAATGGCGGTTCCGGGGTAGATGGAGCCTACCAGCTTAATATTGGATTAGACAGCACGGTTCTCGGAACAGGTTGGGGCGCAGGTACTTGGGGACGCGGTACTTGGGACTCGGCTACTACCCTAACAAACATTGCTAATATTATGCGTATTTGGACTCACGATAATTTTGGTGAGGATTTAATAATAAATATTCGTGATGGCGGTATTTTTTATTGGGACACCAGCACTAATGCTAATGCTTATGATCGGGCCATAGCTTTATCTTCTGTAAGCGGAGCAAGTTCTACACCAACTATAGCTAAAAAAGTATTGGTTTCTGATCGTGATCGTCACGTTATTGCATTTGGGTGCGATCCAGAAGATGCTGTTGGCACGCAAGATCCTTTGTTAATACGTTTTAGTGACCAAGAAACAGCTATTACTTGGAACGCTACTTCAACAAATACAGCCGGAAGTTTACGGTTGGGTTCGGGTTCTGAAATAGTAACGGCTATTGAAACACGGCAACAAATTCTTGTTTTTACTGATGTTTCTTTACACGCTATGCAGTTTTTGGGACCACCGTTTACTTACGGCATTAATTTAATTTCTGAAAACACTACAATTATGGGACCTCTAGCAGCAAAAGCAGTCGATGATTTTGTATTTTGGATGGGTTTAGAAGATTTTTACGTTTATGACGGACGCATACAAAAGCTGCCTTGTACTGTAAAAGCTTACGTTTTTAATGATTTTAATTTATTTCAAAAAGAAAAAGTATTTGCTGCATTAAATTCTTCGTTTAACGAAATTTGGTGGTTTTATCCGTCGGCAGATTCTGATGCTATTGATCGTTATGTTGTGTATAACTATTTAGAACAAACATGGTATTACGGCACTTTAGCACGTACCGCTTGGATGGATCGAGGTATCAACGATAACCCTATAGCTGCGGGTGCAGACGGTTATTTATATAATCACGAAAACGGTTTAGATGATGGTAGCACGGACCCCGTTTCTGCAATAACGTCTTACATAGAGTCTAGTCAATTAGATATAGGTGATGGCGATAGTTACGTTTTTGTTAGACGTTTGATTCCGGATATTACTTTTGACGGGTCTAGTTCGACCGCTCCAAGTGCTTCATTTACACTTAAAACTCGTAATTTTCCTGGGGGCTCTTACGATAACTCAGATGCAAGTACAATAACACAGTCAGCAAAAGCTTCTACTACTACCGTAGAGCAATTTACAAATCAAGTACACGTGCGTCTACGTGGCCGTTCTTTTGCTTTGCGAGTAGGCAGTGATGGTTCTGAGGTTAAGTGGCGTTTAGGTTCTCCGAGAGTAGACATACGTACGGATGGCAGAAGATAATGTCGAGCAGGAATGTAACACAGCCCACGTTTCCCGTACCACCTAAAGAATATGACAGCAATTATATGGCAGAAATAGTCCGGGCATTTTCTGTGTTTCAACAACAAGTAATTAATCCAGGGGAAGGCAGAGCAACTAACTTTACATTAACTAATTTAGCAGATAACGACACAGGACTTGAAACTGGGGCTCTTTTTGCGCAAAATGGTGTTGTAAAGATTGTACGTTTAAATGTGCCTTGTCCCGCAGGTTTAGAAGCTACCGCAACATTAGGTAGCGTAACAGTAAGTATTTCTTAAATAGGCGTGTTACTATGGTAGACAAGATTCAAATAAAGGATTTTAAATGACAGAAGCGCAAGAAACTTTATTAGTTCCTGATGGCGGTATAGCTGCTTTTTTGTATGCTTCTGAGGGCGATTGGGCTACGGAAGATGACATTCCAGAAACAGGCATTGCTCAAGTAAAACATATTGCAGACAGGTTAGCCGAGTACGGTCGTTACGAAGACGAGTTTATGGTCCACGCCGCAGAGGGTGAAACTGTTATACCTTTAGAAGTATTAGAAGCAAATCCTCGTCTTAAAAGTAATCTTTTCAATCAAATGGAAAAAATGGGTTTAGAACCAGAACGTTACGTTGTGGGTAGTGAACTTAACTCATTAAACCCTGTTACCGGACAACCTGAGTTTTTTCTTAAAAAACTTTTTAAAGGCGTTAAGAAGTTAGTCAAAAAAGTAGTAAAAGTTGTTAAGAAAGCACTTCCCGTTGTATTGCCTATCGCTTTAGCAATGACTCCTTTAGGTCCTATTTTTGGATCGGCTATGGGTTCTGGCATAAGCACATTGGCAGCAGGTGGCGACTTCAAGGACGCTCTTAAAGCGGGAGTTACCGCAGGTGCGTTAGGTGGTTTTGTTTCTGGTGTAACAGGCGGTGTTTCATCATTACGTGCTGGTAACACCTTTATGGAAGGATTTAAAGGCAGCGTAGGATCAGCGGCAGGCGGTGTAGGCGAAAGATTTAAGCAATTTGCAAGTCCAGCAAGAGCAAGAGCGGCAGGCGGAACTTACTTTGGCGACCCGACAAGGACTATACAAACGCCAATGGAACAGCAAGGTATTGCTAATACTCAAGCAATGCAAAATAAACTTGCCGCAGACATAAACGCCAGAATGGCTCCGCAAGTAACTGATCAAACTATGGCTGCGGTAAATCAACAACTACCGGTAAGACAAACTTTAGAATATACAAGACCTATTGATCCGGCTACTGGTATGCCTTATGACGGCCCACCGGTAAAAACAGCAGACATGAGGCCAGTAACCATTGACCAAAAGCCTTTTGTCGAGCAACCTTTAACCATTGATGCTACCGGAGAAGCTTTCCTAGATAGAATAAGACCGGGTGCTACTCCAACAACAGTACCTTTTACTCCGGCTGAAATTCCGGGTTTAAACGTTCCAACAATAGATCCAAAGATTAGTTCAGACGCAATTGCAGCACTAAATCGAGTGCCAGCAGACCCACGTACTTTCTTACAAAGAACTGGAGACTTTATGTTTAGGGGTGGTAAAGACCCGCAGACTGTAAAAGCTGCACAAGATGCGGCTGGACAAGCTTACGCACAAAAAATGGGTAATCTAGGTATTCAAGCTACAGAAGCAGGTTATAACGCAGCAAGAGCCGCGGCAGGTCCCGGAACATTAACTAGATACGGACCTTCGGCATTGTTAGCTTCTGGCATAGCGGCAGGTACTGGATTCTTTGATGTACCAGAACAGGAAGAAGAAGAAACAGAAGCGTTTGTAACAGGAGCAGATTTATTAGCAGAAGATCCGGAAAGATTTATGATTAGATTTCCGGCAGCTTCCCCTACATACACACTATCAGACATAAGGGTTCCGGGTAGCACGTTAGGTTTTGCTGATGGCGGTGCTGCACAATTCCCTAGACGCGACGGAGCGATCTCGGGCCCCGGAACAGAAACTTCTGACGACGTTCCTGCAATGTTATCTGACGGTGAGTTTGTTATGACCGCAAAAGCAGTAAGAGGCGCAGGGGCAGGAGATAGAGGCAATGGCATGAAAACCATGTACGGTTTAATGAGAAAATTTGAGAGAGCGGCAGTATAATGGCAACTGAAACAACCACACAGATTGTAAGAGAAGCACCCTTAATAGAAGCACAGAAACTGGCTTTATTAGAAACTGCTAGAAATTTAACTAAAGAACGTTCTAGTGAAGTGCCACCGGTTTACAAAATAGCTGACTTAAGCGCATTAGAGCGGGGTGCAGGCGACGTATTACGTGCCGGTATTGGAGGTTACAGCCCTTATTTAGACTCCGGTTTTGGCGCTACGCAAGCGGGAATAGGTGCTATTTCTGACACGGCAATGCCAATATTGCAACAAGGTTATGGTGCAACGCAAGCGGGTGTTGGTTCAATAGATCAAGCGCAAGCGTTAGCCGCAATGAACAGAGGCGTACCGTATCAATTTAGAGACGAAGGTATTGCTGGATTAAGAGAAGCTACTGGACGTT